TAAGTTGCTGATGGGCACCGAGAGAGTGGCCAGTCCCACCACATTGGTGCGTCCCTTATTGGTAAAGTCGTGATACACGCCAGCAACCCCCACGGCCAGCGAAGGCAGCATTTCGCCCTGCTTAACGCGTGTTAGCAGATGGTTGGCTTCCACCTTTTTATCCAGCAATCGCACCTCCGTGCGTTGTTCAAGAGCCGAAGCATGGTTCACGGAGAGCTGTCGTGGGTCGGGCAATTCGTTGGTAAGCGTGCGGTCGATGTCGATATCTTCGTTGGGTTTACCAATATATTGCGCGAGCACCATTTTGCAAAGAGCGATGCCGTTGTTAAGCTTTAGGCGATTAACAGCCATTTCGTTTTGCTTCAGTTTCACGCTTAACACATCGTTTTTGTTGGTCACCCCAGCCTCGAAGGCGTTGTTAGCATCTTTAAGAATACTCTCCAGTTGCTTATCGGCAGCGTCAAGGGTTTTCTCTTGTTCGTAAAGAGCCAGCAGTTGGTTAAAATACACCTCGGTGGTTTGTGCCACATCGTCGACACTTTGCTGCAACATCAGTTCTTTAACCTGTGTTTGCACGTCGGCCAATTTATTGGCATTGATGATGCGTCCGCCAGCAAACACAGGCTGCATAGCCACGAGCGAAGCCAGCGTTCCATGCTGTAGAGCCTGAACGGTGTAGCTAGTGGGAAGCGAAGCCAGTATAGCGGGGTTCAATCCCACGCGTTGAACGATGGCCGCAAGCTTTTGTTGTGCCTCAGTTGGCATTGAAAACTCCTCTTGCACCAAATGGTCTACGGCATGAAAATATGTTCCGTTGGCCATTACTTGTGGCAGATATTTTGCTCTAGCCTCCTTTTGTTGCTCTTTGGCAGCGGCAATTTCCAGTCGTGCTCGTTTCAGTTTCACGTTGTTTTCTATTCGTGCTTTCGCTAATAGTTTTAACTATTTCGTTGTATACATCATATCCACTTTTAGATAATTGCATCCGTAATGCTATGTCATTATCTGCTAATTCAAATAATGTATCTCGCATAGATTCTAGCGATTCAATTTGTCTGAGCATATGTTCCATATCAGCATAATGGGCGCCTGCTTGATTAAGTGATTCTGGATTATCCGCTAATGCACGTTGAGTTCGAGCAAGGCTTGATTGATATGCCATTCGTCTGCGTTCTGCATTAGAACGAGGTGCTTTGCTATTGCCTAACCATGTAGGGTTTACCCCGCTAGTAAGTGCTGTTTTTAAATCGGTATCCATAGCATCGAAATCACTTGTATATTGTTCCCGGTACTGTTCAGTAAGTTCCTTATACACATTATTAAACGTTTGTTTAATATGTGTCGGATCCGCAAGAACCACATCGAGCATTTCTTTATCTACATCAGATACTTCATCAAAGTAGCTACGGATAATATCTTCCTTAACATGCTTTGCACGTTTTTCAGTATCATCTTTAACAAGGTCTTTCATAGCATGCACTTCTTCTTTTGCACGTTCAAGTGTTTTCATGGATAATCCACCACGTGTAAAGTAAGAGGATTCTTCTAATGCCTTAACAGTTTCTTCAGATAAGCCACCACTTAATTGCGCATAAGACCCGATAGGAATTTCAATCGGAGCATCAGCCGTAATCGCCTTAGATACATCCTCTTGTGTTACCAATCCAGCATCTACCATATTACGAATAGCCGCTTGACCTTCTTCGGTTTCAGCCATTTCATTGACATTAATATAAGCGGTAGATACGCCTATATTATCACCCTGAGCTTGTACAATTTTACCGTATAACTCAGGGTTTTCTTTTGCCAAATTATTAGCGGCAGCATCGTTTTTAAGGTTCTGCATAATAACATGTCCATTACGATTTTGTTCTTCCATAACAGCCATGTGCTGTTCTTCTGGGGATAACTTTTGAAAATCCTTGAAGGCTTTCATGGTGCGAGCACCACTGATGCCACCACCAATTACGCCAAATCCAACAACAGCAGGTAGTGCTTGCCACATAGCTTCACCGGCACCTACGAACATATCACCTGCAGAATATGGGCCCTCTTGATCATTAGACTTGCGCCATAAATTGTGTTGCAGCTTTTCATTGACATCTTGTAGGCCCTCTTCAAATAGTTCTGGAGCGCCAGCTTTAATGGAAGACTTAGCCACTTGTGCAGCAGTAACACCAATACCACGATTAAATGTCTCAGCTGCATTACTAGTTCCTCTTGAAACTGCATTGGCAAATGCGGATTTAGGAGCGATTTTAGATGCCGCTTTACCAATAGCACGAGTCGCCACAAATTCAATCCCAGCATCAATTGCAGCGAATGACATGGCATATTCTTTTGCTTCTTCATTGGAATATACTCGATTACCCTTTTGGTCACGTTTGCCAATCAATTCAAGATACTTATTGCCGAACGACATTTTATACATTTCGTATGCCATATCAGCAGAGCCTAACCATTTAGCTCCAGTCAATGCAGCTGGTGCAGCAGCAGGACCACCACTAACTACACCGCCAGCAATACCGCCAATTATACCGCCTACAATAGCACCTGTACCGCCTTGTTTGCCCATCATATAGATTTGACTAGCAGTTGAACCCAATACCTCTTGTAATGGACTCCCACCATCTGGGCGCCTATAATTTTGCAAGTTATTTTGTAATCGATTAACTTCAGCCGTTAATTCGTTAATCTTTTGTGGATCAGACTCATAAGCTAAGGCAAAACCAACATCACCTAATTTCATTTGGTCATTCATCGCCCAAATACTTTGTTGCAAAGCATCAAACACACCTTTGGTATTTTTGATTGATTCGATATTATTTAATACTTGAATGCCTTCTGCTTGCGAACCATATTTTACTTTATAAAGTTCAGGAAACTCATCATAAATATCTTGTAAAACTTGGCCACGTTCTGCACGCCTAGATAAATAATCAGCACGTTCAAAGGCTCTATCATCGCCAAACATGACTGTATCTGCACCAATATTTAAAGTCTTAGCAATTCGCAAAGCTTCATTAGCACGTAATTGATCATTGTTATATAAAAATAATCGGTCTGTGTTACTAACAAAACTAGCAGGCAAAGCATTAGGTAAAGATTGTCCTAGTTGACCTATCGCTTGAAATGCATTACCTTGCTGCCCGAATGGAGAAATCGTTTCCGTCCCATCTGCATTTTTAATGCTAGTAGGAGTCTTGGCAATTGTAGATAATGCATCCGCTGTGCTTTTTGCAATATTTGATACAGTTTCTATTCCTGAACCAATAGCTTGCCCAACTGGTGTTAAACCACCTACTGGACTAGACTGTATGCCGGCATTAGCCGTAAAGGAACGTGGGCCTTGTCCGTATCCATGTATTAACGCTTGAAATTCCTCACGTTCTTTTTGATTAATATCAGCCATTTGTATATCTCCGTTGTAATGCATTATATTCTGATTCATAAATGTCTTGAGTAGAACCATCTTTATAGGTTACTCGGATATAATGATTGCCAATAGGTTCCGCATGAATAATCCCTGTAGCTTGGTTACTTGCACCACTAATTGTTGCGGAATAATCGTCTCCGTCACCAAAGAATGGTTTGCTTGTACTACGTAATGTACTTGTTGCGACTGCAGCATCGAAGATTTCATCTTTTTCCGCATCTGTAGGTGGTCTATGATGTTTAACCTTAAATTCCTCAATACGTCCGGCCATTTCTTGTTTAACACCATATTTAAAACTGCCTGCCAATGTTTTGTCTTCTGGCATAACTGTAGCAAGTTTATATTCATATGGAGTTAAATCAATATTACTAGCCTTTTTGTTGTTATCATCAATTTCAAGTAATGATGCATCAAGTTCATCATCCATGATTTTATTAGGCAATACACGTTCTGCATATGCTCGTGTTTGTTCGTAAGTGTGAGATTTAGCGTACTGCTTAATTCCCCATTTTTCTTGTGCCGTCATCTTCAAACTTTTTTCATAAATTCTATCTAGCTTCGGTCTTTCGCTAGCCATTTTACCGCTCCAATATTCTTGCTCTTCTGGAGTAGTTGCTCCTGCTAGTTGAACCTGTGCATATTGGAACGCACCACTTACATCACCATTTGCTATCTTTTGGTTTAAGATTGTTTGACCTGCTTGCAAGCGATCATTAATAGCAATTTTTCTAGTTTGTTCTTGCAATGTAAAATAATTTTTATACGCAGTCCTAGCTTCATCTTCTGCTTTCTTAATTTGGTCTTCGGAATACTTAGGGCTGCCGCCGCTAGACATTGGGGCATTTCTCATTAAGCCCTTATAATGTTCTGCGCTTGCCGTATAATATCCACCGGCTTTTAATTTATCAGCATATTCATCTATAGATTGTGCATTGATAGCATCATTAGGAATGATATATCCTTTCATCCAATCATCAACAAACTCTTCATCAGAATTGTACATTTTATAATAATTTGTACCACCATCAGTCTGTTTGTTTTCTTCACCATTTGGTTCAACCTGTGTTAAACCTGCGTAATTGTGATTTTCTCTAGCAAGCCTGCTTAATTCACCGCCAACTGTACCTTCTGCATATAATTGTCGATATGCGATTTCAGTATTAATGCCATATTTTTTATTAGCATAAACAGCCATATCCCATAACTGTTTGTTTTGACCAACTCCACCTTTAATGGCTTCTTCGTTTTCAGTTTCCATCTTGGCTCTAACATACATGGCAGCACTGCTCATTCCTGAGTTTAAATCATGCCCATACATCTGATACAACTTAGCATGTGTATTATCATCATTAACTAATTTATTAATGTTCATCTGACTGGACATTTTTTTATATGGCGTCAGCACATCTTCACTAACAACACCACTTAATGAAGTCAATAAATTTTCAACTTTCGTTGAATCATTTTCTGCCACGGATCTATCAAGTAAATACTTTCCTGTTTGGTCTGTATTAGCACGGATTTTTTCATTAATCTGCTCATCATCTAGTCCCAATTCCTTGCCAGTAGACCGATACAAATCCCCCATCAATGTAATTGTTTTCATTTGGTCAGCCATGTTGTCAGAACGAATAGCAGAATCACGAAGATTTGTAATTTGATTTTGCGTAGCTGTACTTAACGCCGTTTCATATTGACCTCTTGAATATTTGGATATGTTATTGTAATCAGTTGTCTTAGATGTTTCAACGGCTTTTATAAATGCATTAACAGCATCATTGGTTCTAAATTTATATTTACCCAAGATTTTACGTTGTATTTTATCAACACCAGCATTATAGTCAGGCAATATAGATTGAGCATTCATTCCTTTACGATTCATCAGCCCGTCTTTATCATCATTCAATAGTTGGTTAGTACTATTATTGAACTCATTAATAGCATTGGTTACATCGATGTAATCTTTTCGTTTGTCAATTTCCATCCATGTATTTGTTGCATCTTGTAAGGCTTTACTCATAGCATTTAAGCCACTTACATTACCACCATATGCCGTTTCATTACTAGAAGCCTGTGTGCTACCTTGAATTGTATTTAATTTTTGGGTTGGATCATAATTAACAAATTTCATATCCTACCTCATTTTATAATCACGCTTAACAGTCACTACCGGACCCCTATCTGTATACCCTACAGGGTCACCACCATATGTAGTCGTCATCTTGCCACCTGCGTATTGTTGTTTAATACCATACATAGATGATGCGGCACCAAGAATACTACTTACCATTGCCAAATTGCCTTGACGTCGTGCATTTTTAGCGGAAGCACGTGCGGCATTAGCTTCATTCTGATAGTTCATACCATTTAAATACTCATTATAAATGGCATTATTCTTATTCTGTTCCCAGTTGTATATGTCTTTGTTATACTCGTCATAACTGGATGCCATTAACTGTAATGGGGACCCAGCCATTTGCAATCCGCCTGCCCCTGCTTCTGCTGCATTCGTACCGGCTACAAGACGCATGCGATTATCCATCTTGTCCCGCTCTTGTAATTGTTGCATAGCAATTTGTTCTTGTTTGCGGTCAGATATTCGCTTATTAGCCTCAGCCGCTTGTGCTTGGGCTTTGTACATCGAAACTTGTGCTTTTGTTTGTTGATGTTGCGCAATCATCCCTATGCCGGTGCTGACTGCGGTTAAGATTGCCGCTGCGGGTAAGCACATATGAAGTCCTCCTTCTTAAGAGTGAATAATTCTAAATCGCCAACTTTTACAGTTGGATGAATAATGGCCCCAATCGATTCGAGCCATCGCTTTGTTTTAATGTTAGTTGTGTGAACGTAATTAAATAACCATTCCCTAGTCTCTAACCATTCAGCAATAACTTGATTGCTTAACTTGATAAAACGCATCTGCCACCGCATATCGTTTTCTAATACTTTATTGCCTAGAAAATAAATCCCATACATTCCGTTAACTGGTTCTTTTGCAATCCCATATACGCAAATAGCCACATCGTCTTCTAAAACGACATGGCTATCATAATCAGATTTACAAATCTCGGAACAGAAATCCTTAAAAGGGTATAAACGATTCACCTCTTGGACTTCTATGGCGTCTATTGCCCTTAGATTAACTTCTAGGTCCTGAATTAATTTATCTCGCCGTGTAGGCTCAATTTCGTTAATTTTATAGTCCCGGAACATCTCTTAGTCCTCCGCCAATTTCAACAATACGAGTTATCGATAATAAATTAAATGGAAATGGATCACTATGCTTAATACATATCGATGTATCGGTTGAATAATTTACCCCCATTTTAGGTAGAATTACAGGTTTATCTCCTGTGAATAACTTATCTGGTGGTAATGTAATATCATCCATTCTGTCAAATGTACGGCCAATTTTACCGCCAAATGATTTGTGCACCCTCAATACTACTCTTGATACTGTAGCAACACGACCTTGTAAAGTGCCGTCTTGCATTTGCATTTCCACTGATGGAACACGAATTTTAGAGGTAAATGGTAATCCGATTTTGATATTGCTACCACTGATATTTAATTGTAATAAGCCATCATCTGGTACAACCACATCTGGTTGTTGGGTATCATCGATTACCACTTGCACAGTTTGCCCACTCAAATGAGGAATGTTAATACTATCAATTGCATTACTTGACTTAAATTCGACATAGCAATCAAGAAATACATTTACATCATCAGAATACAGTGGCACCATACGCTCAATGCATTTCACCTTTTTGCCTTGTAATGTGCGCTCGACAAGTATATATAAAATATCCTGTTCTCCCTCAGACACGGATTCACAGTATAGGTATTTACCATTGGTCACGAAATGCGACCAGCCGTACACTTTTTGCTCTGGAATATAGGTTAAGCAATTAATCTCCCCATCATTTCTGATGTAATAAATAATGCTGTCCGGGTCCTGAGCGTATGCACTGGTTATAGTTAAATACCCTCTAACACGAGTCTTAACAAATAGCGTTAAATCTTGCCCTGTATAGTTATCGGACTCATAAGAGTAACCCATATCACGAACAGTGCCGCCACGTTCTTGAACGAATACACAGCGATTACCTATGAACTGTGGCTCACACGATAAGGCCCCTCGTTGGGTTTGTGTTTTTAGGTTACAGTTAGTAGGAGTAATAGTCTTATCACCACTTACAATCCATTCATTACCGCTTGTAAGAATGATTAGATCATTAGCTGGTACGAGATGACGAATCTCACACATCTTGCGATTAATAACCGGCAAGGTGATTGCACTATCATCTGTGATAGTGCCTTCCACCTTTTCGACACCGAAATTTGGATAATCGCCAGTCCGGCTCATCCAAATATAGTTAGGTTTTTTATTTGTAGCTGCTACTACAAATCGGTCTTGATAGAATGTACAAAGTTTAGGATAACCATTACCTCTATTCCAACTGCCTAATTTCCATTGGTAGCTAGGCTCACCCTCTTTAATACCATTCAGAACATTAACCTTTGCATTCTTAGCATCAGTTACGCTTTTAATCTCAACGATACCATATTGAGTGAACGGCATAATAGATAAGTCGCAATTCACAGAACCACTCTTAATATCCGATACATATTTAAGCCTTGCTCCAGCCTCTATCTTTCCTGTATCAGTAACATTGTAGTCATTCTTAGATGTGTACGTTCTGTAGTCTTTCCAAGTCTGTCCGTCGTTGTTAGAAATCTGTATTTTTACTGTTCCCTCCCACGTGCCATGAGTGGTGAATTTCCATGATAGTTCTGTATCGGTACTGTAGTTTTCAACATTATAATTGATGTTATTGTAGGTCTTTTCTATAAGTAGAGGTAATAAACCTCTATGCACTCTCTTTTCGACTACTTCGCCAGCTGATTTAGTGTGTACCGCCTCAACGTAATATGCAATCTGAATAACACTACCTACCATATCTTGTGTGAATAGGTCTTTTGTGGAAGTGATCGTATCGCCATTAACTGTCAATGTATGCCCATTGTCCGTGTTGATTTCATCATAAGGTTGTTCAGTTAGCTTATATGTACTCATTCTCCAGTCAGTATCACTATATCGTGATAGCGTTTGAATAGGGTACTTGCCACTACAGATGAACATTACATCACCTGATTGAATACAATTCAAATCAAACAATATATCGCTATCAAAAGGAGTTGCAAATTCAACCCCAGTATATACACCGTAATTCCATACACGTATGTATTTATCACCAAATTCTAGCATAAAAGAATTATTGGTATTTGTCGTAAATTCAAATAATCGTGTTGGCTTATCACTATATTTAACTTGCCCCACATATTGGCTACCTTGACGCTTAGCAACAGCCCCATACGGTCGAATAACCACATTTTCTGCTTCCAATAAAGCACTTTTGTATTGCTCCAAATCAAATCGACTCGATACATCCGGCGACACCTCGCCAGTTGTAAATGCTAATTGCGATATATAAAGAGGATTACTCATTACCAATCCCTCGCTTTCACATAGCTAGATATATATACTGTATCTTGTTTACGCTCTTTTGCGTTCATCCCTTTAGCCTCTTGAACTGCCGCTTGATACAATTTGTAAGCTTGGTCAAACAATCCTCTATCCCCAGTAAGCGGCATAGCTAATGCACTAGCCAATTTGCATTGCAACATATACAAGGATATCGAATCCCAAACGTCTAAATCTGTCACGTCATATATATAATCAATGAATGCTAGTGGCACATCGCTCACTATACATTTTTTGTTGTTTCCAATATTAAATATGTTGTATTCCGGTTGCGATTCCGCATGAAAGCGATCGCCTTGTGGAATAACCCCTAATATCCGAATACATTGTTCTGGATACGCATATACATAATTCCACCCATTAATTTTATGAGCAGACAAAACTAATCTTTCATTTTTGCGAGCAAAATTCCATTCAAATTGTCGCAATACCAACTGTCTAGTTGGGTCATATTGCATACGGCATTGGCGACCTTGCTCTGTTTCTTCTTCAAGTGAATAAAGCAATCCTGCGTTAATTAATGCAAGTGCTTGATTACAAATATCAGTAGGTGTCATATTTCCCCCTATATGGTAATAGAGGGATGCATAAGCACCCCTCATATTGTCACTTATTCTTCCGTAGTATCGGTTTTCTTTTTGTTTGTTTTCTTAGGCTTTTCATCTGGTGGATTTTCATTGCCTGTATTGTCACCTTCAGTATTTTCATCTGGTGGATTTTTGTCACCCGGTTCTGTTTCAGGAGGCTGAGTTTCAGTAGACGGTTCTTTGTCTTTAGCCTTAGATTTTGGGTTAAAGATTTTTGCTACTTCATCTTCGTTACCAGAGAAAAGCTGTTTGAAATAATCAGGCTCAAATTCTTTAATTTCTTCTTCAGAGAAATTAATAGTTTCACCTTCTTGAATTAATCCACGATTACCATGGTACATCATTACATTAGCTGTAAAAATCATAGTCTCACCTCTTATTTCAAATTCACACCATCTGTTAAGAATGATGTAATCGTAGCGGCAGTCATATTATTCGCATTGATACGAATAAACTTTTTAGCACCTGCAGGAAGTCGACCTTTGTATTCTGTGCCAGCTTTAGAGTTCTGTGGCAATGTAATTCCGGTTAGCAATACAGCATCAGCCATATTTTCTTTGTCAGAAGTGTAAACATTAAATAAAGGCGTACCCGTAACATCTTTATCTAAACGAATATACAACCATAAGGCAACGGCAGCATCGCCACCGTTCCCATTCATCACTACATCAGAATTTGTATTTGTAGTGATTTCTTTTTTCCAAAAGAATGTATTTTGAGTATCAATAATCATTGAATTATGTTCCTTTCTTTACGCAATAACACGAGATTCAGTGCTTAACAATGCATCAATTTTACGAACTGGCACACCGTTTGCACGAGTAACAAGTTTACCCATTTCCATATCTTCAGTGATAGTGGAACCATGTTTTGTGTTCTTTTGCAAACGTAAGAATGTACGCAATGTACGGTTCATATACCAAACTGGACGAACACCACCAAGATTAGGAATACGTTCTTCCGCTTCAATCATTAAGTTGATAAGATCTGCACCGGCTTTAGCATCATTTGTCAATTTCGTAACGTCGATGTTAGCAATACGAACGACATTTCTCCAGTCACGTACAGTTAAACCAACATCATGTTTAAAGTGTGTACGATATGCCTCGAACATGGAGCCATCTTCTTTAGTAACAGTAACAACACCTTTATCTTCTTGGTGCAAGCCTGCTGCAGAACCTTCAGGATAAATGCCATGAACAGACAAAGGACCCCAACCAACAAGCCAAATAGATGCCAAGTTACCTGTGCCACCTGCATCAAGAATATTTTCTGCACTTGCTGCCTTCTTAATATCAAGAGTATTGAACCGAGGAGCCAAGCCAATAAATTTTTCTGGCGTATTTTCATCGCCATAGAAGATTGTACGACATAATTCCTGCCCCATGGATTCAACGAATGCTTTATCTTCAGTTGCACGGAAGGATGCTTTATCTTTGGATTTATCAACAAGCGCTTTATCAGTTTGCGAATATGCTTCAAGCATACCGCAATTGTCGGTAATTTGACGTGTGGAGGATTTAGACGCTTGAACACCGCCATATAATTTACGCCATGTAACATCTGGCAAACCAGTACGTACAGTCGTTACAAAGCTAGACCCTTGGTTACATTCGACCATCGTCATATCTTGAATGATTTCAGTGGATTGGTCCAATTGCTCAATAATTTGAGCGACATTACCATTAGGATCCATTCGTTTTTGCAAATCTAAAAGTGTTAAATTTTGAGTTCCAATTGTAGCCATTAATTATTTACCTCATTTCTTAATACATAGATGGATACATTTTTCGTTTTGCTGCTTCTTCATCAGAATTTTGACCGGTTCCAGCTTGTCTTGTACCTTTACCCGGGTCTTCCTGAACCATTTCACCAACGGCCGCAAATACTTTAATCATGTTGATATTGTTGTCGATGTGACTATCAACAAGTAATTGACGTAATTCCGGTACCGCTTTAGTTAGTGCTTCGATGCCTTTGCCTGCGAGGGCTACAGTTTCATCGAATTTACCGCCTAATTCCTTTTTGGCGTGTTCATAATCCGCTTGTTGTTTTTCAATGATCGCTTGCTCTTGCTGCTCTTGATAAGCAGTCAAGATATTTTGTGCATACTGACTGCCAAATTTAGCTAATTCAACAGCCTGTTCCTGTGTTGCACCAACTTGGTTAAGTAACTTACTAAAGTCTGCAGATACAGTTTCATCAAGTTCAGTTCCTTCAGGGAACACGGATTTGAAATCATAAACTGTTAGTTCAGCAGGTGGCGTATTATCACCGCCTAGTACAGATGTATTACTACCTTCACCATCTGGTTTAGCAGGTGGTTCAGTAGGTGGCGTAGGATTATTTTGGTCCGGATTCGCGCCCGGTTCATTGCCAGTCATGTTATTGTTAGCACCCATATTGTCATCAGCCATTTTGTTTCTCCTTATCGACTAAATTATTAAAATATTCTTGTTGCCCGATATATTCGAGCTGCGCTTGGTGGTATTGTTTAACTCCATCAATGCCTAATTTGTTTAGGTCCCCATGGAATAACAGCCCTACCTTGCGCTTTCCTTCGTTGAAATATGTTTCACTGTTGCCAGTAAACGATCCCTTTAATATGCCCGAGCGATCCATCAGGCGACAAAAAAACCACCTACCTAGCTCTGTGCTAAGTACGTGGTTGAGAGCTTGCATATCTCGCTCTTGCATATAATCTTTAATTGTTTTCTTCATCTAGACACCGTCCATTCCTAGCCACTGCTGTAACGCAGGATTGCCATCATTGGCGGCATCTGTTGCTTGCTTGGCCGCACTAGCCATTTGAGGTGCTAGTTGAGCCGCTTGCATTAATTGCATTTGCTGCTCCTGTTCAGCCTGTGCCTGTGCTTGTTGTGCTAAGATTTCTTGATATTCATCATCAGAACGAATAATCTTAGCCGGAACACCGAGATTTACACCGTATGTATTGGCCGCTTCCTCAAAGTTGAACTTGTTGACGATATTAGGATTAGCTTGTGCCAAAGACATAATAAACGCAAAATACTGTTCGATATTTACCAATGAACTCATCTTTTGCGCTTGGGCAAGTGGTGAGATATATTCAATCTTCACTTCTTGACCGTTTAATTGGTCTAAGAGTTCCTCATCATCAACAGGTGGAAATACACCGGCACGATCTAGTACCGAATACACACGTTCAATGATTGGATTTAAGAATTCAGATAGCAACCGTTCAACAACAGGACCTAATTGCTGTAATTTTTCTTGAGTGCGTTCCATAACTTCACGAGCCGTCATCTGACCCTTGTCGATTTGGTCTAACATCAAGAATAAATCCGCACTATAGGCTCTCTTGATTGAATCCTCTGTTACTGCAATCTTATTTTGAATATCCTGTAAATTAGACTGTACTGCAAACATCGGTTCAACTTTATGTTGCCCCTCAATCTCTGTAATGCCACCCGGATACAAGTTAACCGTACTGATAACATCAGATGGTGCTTGCATAGGAGGCTTAACACCCAATTCAACGGCTGTTAGATAATCAAACTCCAATTTCTGTAGCATTTGTGAATCTGGTTGAGCAAACCATGCGGCACCCTTACCGTAACCATTCAAGTCCATCGACGTATGCCGAGCGATTGGAATTGGCCATTCCTCAAAACCGCCATGATATAACACTTCATCACTATTGCTGCCTTCAACCCAATAAATGGACGAGTATGGCATATTGCGACGTCCTAACTTATCCTTACGGTCTTTGTTAGGCTCAACAAACCAATTGACTATGAATGATTGTTGCAAGCTATTTCCGTTATCGTAAATATTCTTTATGTTATCCGGACAATTTTCATACCCGAACTGTTCGACAATCTGATCAACTGTCATTTTGTATTTACGGCCAAAAATATTTACGATTTCCTTGCTGTTAGTGCTAATAGCATAGGTACCTATCGGATACGATGTGAAACGAACACCAGATTCACTATCAGCAAATATTCCCATAGGAGCCTGTCCCATGGTTAGTTCCATGTAAACTTGGTGAACTACGCTGTAGAAATTAGATTTAGCAAGAACCGCATACAAGATTTCCTCTCGTTCATCCAATAATTCAGCGACTTGGCTATTAGCTGCTACATCGATATTCTCCATGGTTAGCTTAAACCATTTACGGCTTGGTGGAGTAAGTCCGCTCATAACACCACTGGCAAATATTTGGCAACTTTCCCAAGCTACAGGGTTTAGGATTTTACCATTGTAAGGTTCAGATTGGTCTTCTTCACCATCAAATTGACCAATAAACGGCAACTGATAGTCACGCAACTGCTTCCACTTATTTACATATCGTTGCTGCGCATTAAATAGCTGAGAGAATTTCTTTCTCAACTTCGTATAATCACGCCTAACAGGCTTAACGCCCTCCGTAGGTTGTCTAGCCAGTAAAGATTCCATTTCCGCCATGCTATCCCCCTAAAATTGATTTCTGGCCGCCCACAGTCGGACCTAAGATAGTAGATTCAAAGCCACGTTTGAATTTGCGTTTAGTTTCTGCCATTTCCTCACCAGTCTGATTACTCATATTCGTTTGAACAGTTGGAGCTGGAGCAGGTGGTGTATAGTTAGCAGATGCACTCTTCATACACATCTTTATCCCTCACTTTCTACAATTAAAAAGGATTGTAACTCGTATTAGCTACAATCCTATTGCCTGTTTCGCTTTTTTTAACGACCCGCGCAGCAAAGGTCAAGGCAAGAGCATCACCTTTATTAGGAGATGGTAACCCTCGGTCTTTCATATCTTTTTTGCTTTCAAGCTGAATATGACCATTCTTATCAATGATCGCTTCAGGCCCTACGATATCATCGTATAAGGCTTGGTCATTAGGTGGAATCGAACCGCCCTCACGAAGCCATTCTTTCATCTGTCCCCACATATACGCCCTCATATTGAGGTATACAGGGTCATTACTCTTACCGCCAAACTCAATCAATCGCCATTTACGCCCTAATTGCTTACCGATAGAATATATCCCTGTACCATATCCCATATCGATGAATACGGCATCAGCTTTATATTCATCCTCGAACTGAGCAATCAGTTGAGCCATGCGCCAGTCATCGTCATTCTTGGGAATAGATGCGAGTGGCTTCATATAATAGCCTTGCCGCATGACTATTTCTAAGGAGTCTGAACCAGTCCACGCAGGATCCACACCAATGATTACCGGTAGATGTTCAAATTGTCCCGGCTTATAGACTTGCTTTTGCGCCTTATCCGCAATTTCCGTAGAGATAAACTGCAAATCTGATGCGGAAGGGAACACACCACGCACACGTACTTTGAAGAAGTCGGAATCCTCACCATAAGCCTCTAACCATTCTTCAATCTTAGCTTTGTTAGATATCTTAACAGTCCTGCTATCAATCTGATATGTATTCCAGAACTTTCTATATTTTCTAAAACATTCACGGAATCGACCGCTATTACGAGTAGGGTTACCAAATGCACACCAAATAATTTCAGTGTTAGCATCCGTAAGAGCCCCTTCAGTTACTTCCCAAATCACATCATCAATTGCCGAAGCTTCATCAAACAGAACTAATATCCGATTTCCTTGATTGTGAAGACCTGCGAATGATTCAGGGGAATTCTTACTCCAAGGGATGGCATCAATACGCCATGTCTTTTCATAGTCTTTATCGCTACTGAATATAGCCGTAGCGGTGTATGTAAATAGATCTTTGGCAATAAACATGTTATGCCACTTGCTAAGCTCTGGCCATGTCTTAGTTCTGAGCTGACCTTCTGTATTAGCCGTAACTACGCCACGAGTATTCTCATGAGTAGATATTGCAAAATGAATAAGCCATGATATCAGTGCTGATTTGCCGATACCATGGCCAGATGCTACCGCCTCTTGAATAGCGGTTTGTAGGTCTTTGCCCTTCTTTAATTGTTCACCGATGTCTTTTAAGATTTGAATTTGCCATTCATCAGGACCTTCCATATTCTCCAATGGGGTTCCCGGTTCTCCCCAAGGATAGGCAAAATATACAAACGCTAACGGATCATGTGTAAGAGCGCCTAACGCCTCTATTAACTCATCATGTTTTTCCATTAGCTTTCTCCCGTGCAGCTTTCAATTTATCCATAGCAGATACAGTAAGCTCACCTTTGACATCGATATTTTTAGTATCCCTCCATTTTTCAGGATTACGATTTTTCAACCAGAATATTTGAGCCGTAACATCTGGAGGCTGTTGTTTCTTTACAACTTTAACAAGCTTTCCATTCTCATATGTTTTCTCTTCATATTCGTAACCTATGGCACGTTTATGCAATGCATTTTCAACTTCAAGGTCAATAACTTCCTTCCCTCTTTTAAGGGACTGCAGAAACTGCGGCGAACTCTTTTTCCAGTCATATAAAGTTCTAATCGAAATCCCTATATTTTTTGCTATTTGCTCATCAGTAAGGCCATCACGAGCCCAACCTTCTGCACGCAATAAATTATCTGGGTCAGTTAGCCAGTTTTTTCTATTTACTCGCAATGGATCATCACCTCACTTCAATGTATTACCGCCCTTGCGAATCATCTTCCCATTTTTCCTTACACATAATCCGCATGAATTTCTACTAGCACTTGAATGCGTAATATAGGATTGACATAGGCCATCATAGAATATTTCATTGGCCGTGCATATTCCATTTTTATTATTCAAGCATTTGTGCTTGATGCAGTGTATTTGTGTCATAATTTTCTGTAACAAAAAAGGCACATCAATTAAGATGCGCCTTTTTGCGTTTGGTACTCTAAATGCTTAGGAGATGAACTCATGTTCTTCCACTTACAATATATCATAGATATAGGGGGCTTAAAAGGTCGGAATTAGCCGATTTAAGCCGATTTAAAGCGGAGTTTATAACCTAATTCAAGAAGAGCCAAATTCTTATATTCTTTTCCTTGAGATTCACCATAACCAACAAATGCGTAAGCCCCTTTAGCAGACATACCATTGATATATTGTTGCATGAGGATAATAGAACCAACTGTATTGGTTAGTGAATCAATCATATGACAAGCATCATCACGTTTGGTAAGTAGTTCATGGATTTGACGTTTGTACCTCATTTCCATATCAAGTAACCGGTTAATATCATCTTCAATACCTGATGGTTCACCCCCATCTACTCGTTCTTTACCATAATTTACGGCCCGTAATGACGTGATATCGTTTTTAATGCGTTGGATATTACGCTTTAACGATTTAATCCGTAATGCTGCTTTACTTGCCTCATGCAGATACTCATATGCAAGTTCACGATATTCTTTTTTACTAAGTTCTACCATAGGACCACCACACAAACAATATTTAAAACAAACAAAATACTACATATTACCATATACCGTATTTGTGATCTAATAATTTTCTGCAATTGCATCCGATATGCATCAAAAACCATAAAATGTTTTAATGCGGCGGCTTCACGATAAGAATAATAGGACATTTTAAAAATAACCACAAGGTAAATCACCAGTAGAATGTTTATAACAACTATTTCATTCATGGGTATCACCTTCTAGTTTTGCATATTTCCAAATGCACGTGTCATCGGCACTATCAACACTCCATGATGTGCATCCACACAACCAAGTTTTCACAACTCCATTTGTATATCGTGCAAAATATCTTGGTTTCCAAGCCACCTTATCTTGGCTAACTAATACAGGTGTATCAACTGGTACTTCCGACCAATCAATAAAACCTAATTCTCTTGCAATATTTAAAACCTCGTTTCCCTTCATTTTAGGAAATATACTTTTTAAACAATTAGCATATTCAAATTTATTACAACTGTAAATATTTATATAACCTGATTCCATATCCACCATAGGCATTCCATTGGTTAAATATAACTCTCCATTATACCGACATGCACAATATCTCCACCCATCATCATATAGTTTTTGCAATAGCCATTTCTTTCCCTGTTCATCACTAATCATAATTTTCTACCTCTCTATAAGTCGTTTCGAATTCATTTACCTCATGAACTTTAATTTTACCTTTATGATCTTTAACAATATAATTACCTTTAAAACATTCGATTCTTCCATCATCTGTTATGATTTCTAATGATGCGTTTTCATACCAATCAATACCAATTACATCACCAACAAAATCGACTATTTCCATAACGTTAGTGCCGTTATATTGCACAGCTTGAATTTCATTAACCCTTTTCTCATATCGTCTAAACATTTTCTATCCACTCACCTCTTATGATAGGACGGATATTTCACCGCCCATATCCTTTACTTAATCAACACATGTATTAATGACACTACACACACAATTACAATTAAACCACTAATGGACATATACAACTTCAGGTCATCCATTTTTTCTTCCGTTTCTCTAACATATCGTTGATGCTCCATTATCTTTTTAGCTATCTCTACTTCATAGCTAATTCGCATCATTGCTAATTCAACTTCTAATTGTTTTTAGTATACTTCTGTTTCATCATTCACCTTTAATACACACATTTTTAGTTTTGTAGTACACATCAACATATGTTTCATTGCGATCACCATTATGTGTTACTTCGATAAATTCTTCGATAGTCCGACCACTAATAAGGACCTTCCAATTCTGCAAGGTTTTACAAAACCAAACAATGAACATATCTTCTGGTTCAACAGTTTGATAGCCTAAATTTTCAATTAATACTTTACGAGCTGCTTCAATTGCTTTTGTTTGTAATTCGTACATATTTTTAGTCTCCTTTAAAAAATACTAACCATACTGTTTTACCTCTGCGTTGGCCAAATATTGGCTCACTAGGAAGTAACCCTTTAACCATAGGCAATGTTATTTGTTCTTCATTCCATTTAAATATCATCGTTCCATTTGGTTTTAGTACTCGCCAACACTCAAATAACCCTTGTTTAATATCCTCTTGCCATGTTTGTTCTAATCGACCATATTTCAATGCCAAGAATGATTTATCACCTACTTTTAATAAATGTGGTGGATCAAACACTACTAAGTGAAAGCTCTCATCTTCAAAAGGCATCTTGCGGAAATCTGCAACAATATCAGGTTTTACAATTAACTTTCTACCGTCACAAAGAGTTGTATTTTCTGTTCTGTTATCCATGTAAACAGTATCTTTGTATTCCCGATTGAACCAAAACATTTTACTACCACAACACGCATCCAATATCTTCACTAGCATTCCTTTATTAAATCCTATTTAACGCCTTCCATTCACTCAATGTAAAAGTGGAAATACTATGTTTCTTAGCAAATTCAAATTCGCCATTACAACCTCGGCTAGACTCCCACTCTGGACACAATACTAAAATGTCACAATGTCCAAGCAGGCTTAAACAGATATCTAAGCCTTTCTGATACTCAGGACCAGTTAGATATACATACCCAAAGTTATGAATCGGGGAAATATAGTCATGACTCGTATCATTTAAAACCAAATCTCCCATGATCATATCAATCTTTTTACGATTGCTTTCCTTTCCTCCAAACGGATGAGCAACATAAACTAATTTTTTCTTCATAGCATCAACCTTTCAACGTTTCAATATGTACCCAAATCCCTGTTACTGGATTCCAATACTTTTCTGTAATTTCACTACAGACTTGAGCATCATCATTCCAGTAATTCAACTTGGTCATACAGTCCTTAAATAACTTAATGAGATTATCTGTATCTGGTCGAGTAGTTTTCCAATGTGGCGTTTTACAATTCGTTTTACCGAAACACCATTTGGTAACCAATCGAATAGGTCCCTCTAATGGTTCATTAGGAACATGATCAGCTAAACCATCTAAGAATATTTGTTTAGCCTGTTTCAATTTATCGGATTCATAAAAGATAGGCTTACCATGTTGTGTATTCACCTGCTTAGTTTGATGTGTAACAGTAGGAACCTTTTTAAGAGGAATGAAAAATTCAATAATCAATAACCAATCCCCCTTTATTGAGAATTTAATTGTTAATAACCAAAACAATTTTTAAACCCCTTTTGTAATGTAGGGTTCAACCTAAGGGGAAGAGGTAAGAAAAGGATGATTTTAGAAATCCTTTTCCTTACCCCCTTAGCTTGAATCCACCTTACATTGGGACACAAACAATAACAACATACCTATATATATATATAAGGTGTGTTGTTACTATTGTTAACCTATTGTCAATATACATATGTTAACAATCTTCGACCTTAAACAACTCACCTTTATCGATATTAAAAATGGGGGTTTCCCTTAAATATCGACGAACGGTCATTTCACTAACTTCCATAATTTCAGCAACACGTTTAATATCCGCTTTGCCGTTAAATCCATTTTCAGCAGCGGCAATATTAAAAGCATCTACTAATTGCTCTTTTTTCTTTTCCTTAACGGCCTGCTTGCGTTTATTCATCTTGTCTAATCCCTTAGACTGCGGACTATCAAATTGAGCCATTGCAAGGAACCCGTTTGTATCCACCTTGTGAATGGGGTATTCAAACCATAAGTCCACCGGTTTAAACTTAGGATATTCTCGGAGTGTTCCTTCCATTCGCCATGCAGTACATTGGCTAGTATCAATAGGAGCATCTTGGAGTTTATCCTCGTTCATGTTCTCGAGTTCAAGTTCTAGTAAGTCAAGTAATGCATCTGGATCACGAGCGAATACACCGGAACCGGATGCACGGTCCATAGACCGTTTACCAGTTTGGCTGCCTTTTGAATGGTGATGACAATAAATAACTGCGCATTTAAGTTCAGTACATACCTTGTCAAACTGATTACAGAAATTTGCCATTTGATCAGCACTATTTTCGTCACCTGTAATAACCTTATAGATAGGGTCAATAATGATAGCTTTGTAGTTACGTTTTTGAGCTCTGCGGATAAGTTTAGGAGCCAACTGGTCCATTGGTAATGACTTACCACGTAAATTCCATATGGATATATTCCCAATGTTTGTTGGTTGCTGCTCAAGGGCCTCGTACACATCTTTAAATCGATGCAAACAGGATGCCCTATCAAGTTCCAAATTGACGTATAGGACCTTACCTTGTGTACAGTCAAATCCAAACCATGGTTTACCTTCAGCAATGGAAATGCATAATTGAATTAACGCAAATGATTTACCTGCTTTAGATGGTCCGGCGATGAGCATTTTATGTCCTTCACGGAGAATCCCTTCAATCAATGGGGGCGCTAGGTCTGGCATGTTATCCCATAATGCATCAAGTTCTTCTGGTTCCGGTAAATCATCATTAACGGATGCGATCCATTCTTCCCATTCCTTATAGTTTTCCTTACCAATGTTGGTTGCCATAAGAAATTGTGGTTTACCATCACGCATAACGCCCGGCATCCTTGATAATCGGCTAGGATTACGATTCTTTTTATCCGGCTTGAAACCATTCTTTTGAGCAATAGAATATATAAAGTCAACACGTTTTCTGTATTCCTCATAGGAGTAAGCATCAACTTTAACGATGGCATGAATGGATTTACCACCACTAAATACCATGGCTGCAATTGGTAATTCTAATTGTTCAAGAATAGCTTTTTGCTTTCCGAGCGACATATTGTCAGATTCCAAGAGCATATACCGAAATGCAGTTACATTATCATTTTTAACACCTTTACCATCAATTGGATTAAACCGAATCCATGCGCCCATTTCTTTGTTAAAGCTGCCAAACACATTTTCTAATTGTGTCGTACCGTTAATACCATCTATGATTTGTTGTACCGTGCGGCTATAATTTCCCATCGTAGGGGACTGTTTACCATCTGGTAAGGCAAATGTATTAACTACATATCCAACATACTCCTCTGGCTCAAATAACGTGGTCAAATATGTAACAATATCTTGTTTACGTTGCTCTAAAGGATATGATTTAGGAATATGAACATCAGATTCTTCAATCCAGTTCTTATCAACAACTTGATATTGTTCTGGAGTTGTGGCCAATACCATGGAATCAAAACTTAATGCTTCATTATTTTCAAACTTATGTTTAGATGTCCATCCATTTTCTTTTGCCATTTGAGTGATCGTGGCGCCGGTAACAAGTTTTCCAGTATATCGACCAAATGATTCCCATTTAGCAGCACATTCACCATCATGGAATCGCTCTCCATCATCTGCAGACCATTCCTCCCACACGAACATAGGATAGCCTTCTTGATGAAGTGCAAGGCCTACGTTTAGCCATTCCTCATAGGAGCATTGGGCAGGGTCTATATATTCGAGTAGTTCTCGTAAATCAATTTTGCTTTCCATGTTTACTCCTTACCATTGAGGAACGAATTCTTCTACAGGTGGCTTGTATGTAGCAGGTACTACACCTTTAGGAATGCGCCAACCACTAGCACTAATACGACTAATCATCTTAGAGGCTTGGTTATTGCTCCATGTTCCGACATTTTTAAATCCTTTGTTTTCAAGGAATCTAATTTGTTTAGGGGTAGACAAGCCTTCTTCACGACGTTTTTGTAATCTATCAATGAGTATAGATGCCTTGCCAGCGTCTTCAATGTTGTCACCATTGATACCAAATTGCTCAAGAGTTTTCTTTTGGCTATCCGTAATAGATGTCATTTGCCAACCAAAAGCTGGTACATAATGTGTAAGGTCTTCGGCTTGAATAGAAAATTCGAATTGTAATGGATCAACAAGTTGCGCTTTTTTCTTGCGCATAGCAGCAAGTTCTTTTGCAAGTGCCTCTTCACGTTGAGCCAATACATCAGATTCTGCATCCCTTTCGCATTCTTCAAGGTCCATTCCTTTTTCTTCAAGAATTTCCGTCATGCGTTTTGCCACATCATCTGACTTAGCGATTAAATGAGCAGGCCTACATAATTCGTGACGTTCTACATGCCATAGAAAATCTAAAATTAATAGATGATCTTTACCCGGCGAAAGCCGTGTGCCACGTCCTATCATTTGACAATACAAGGCACGAGACCGAGTAGGACGTAATACAATAACACAATCAACGCTTGGACAATCCCATCCTTCCGTGAGCAACATTGAATTACAAAGTACATTATATTTACCTTCAGCAAATGCTTGTGTAATTTCTGTGCGGTCTTGGCTTTTACCGTTTACTTCTGCTGCTTTAAATCCTCGTTCATTAAGAATTTCACAAAATCGTTGACTGGTAGCAATTAAAGGTAAGAACACAACGATTTTTCTATCTCTATATTCCATTAATTTATTGGCTATTTCCTCTAAGTAAGGCTCTAATACCCTACCGATATCTCCCACAGCAAAATCACCAGTTGAAATCTTAACCGATGAGATATCTAATGTGAGCGGTAATGTTTGCACCTTAATCTTAGACAAGAATCCCTCTTGAATAGCTTTAGGTAGTGTATATTCAAATGCTAAGCTTTCAAATACACGTCCTAAATTTTTCATATCCGAGCGATCTGGTGTAGCCGTTACGCCTAAGACTTTTGCTTGGTCAAAGTAATTTAATATAGCTTGGTAACTGCTAGATACAGCATGATGTGCTTCGTCAATGATAATGACATCAAAGTACGTTTTACTGAACATTGACAATCGTTTGTCTTTGCATAAAGTTTGGACAGAACCTACTATGATACGGTCCCATTGTCCAATACATGTATGTTCAGCCTTTTCCATTGCTGTTGTAAGCCCTGACGCACTCATAATTTTGTCAGAAGCTTGCTGCAATAGTTCTTCACGATGCGCAAGGATAAGAACACGCTTACCCCTGCGAACCGCTTCTTCAGCAACTTTGGCAAAACAAATTGTTTTACCTGTACCAGTCGGAAGAACCAACAATGTTTTATTAACCGTTTCCCATTCATGCCATATCGAGTCTACAGCTTGTTGTTGATACGGTCTAAGTTCCATTAGAATGCACCGTATCCATTGGTTTGAGCATTAGGACTTGCAAAACATTTTTTTATTTCGTTACGAGTACCATTATTACCGTCATTTTTAACATAGCCTTGTTGTGATAATTCGCACATAGCAGATTTGCCAATTAATTGTTCAGGGTCAGGATTGTAGTTTTCACCTTTCTTAGCAAGACCTACGGCCATAAATAATTCTGTAACTTTCCAAATGGTTGACTTTGTGTAAAACAAATTGTGAATTAATTTTGTTTTCCCTTGATCACCACCATCTACTTCGAGGGTAATTTGAGCTTGTGGACAAGATGGCAGCTTGCTACCTTCTTTTGGTTCATAGAATTTCTTTTCTACATTAGTAATTACAAATGGATAAGAACCAGCTTCAAGTAACGTATATTCACGTTCTTCCGCTAAAATAGGTTGGTCAAATGAATATACTTCTTCTGCTTTACCGAATGTTTCAAAATTGCTTTGTGTTGTCATAATAATTAATTTCCTTTCTTAATTGCTTCAACAATATTTGGCCAGAATGGGATAATCCATCCATTAACGAATTCTGGATCATAATTTTCAAATGGTGTACCAGCTGGATACTTACCACGAGCGATAACTACAGATTGGATTTGTTCTAATGTAATTCCATCCTTAACCATTAAGTCTTTTAATGGTTTAGGAATAGCTGTTTCAACTAATGGTGTTTCGTTTTTGTTGGTATCAACAGCTTCCTGTGGTAGTGTTACAGGTTGTATTGTAGTAACTTCCCCAATTTGTTCCTTAGTAGCATTCATTACCTCTGAAGCATATTCATTATTAGCGGCTTGTGCTAATTCTTGTGCTGCAGCAGTTGGTAGTACATCATCTGGAATAACATGAGCGATTTGACTATATTCAAATGGCATCATATCTGGTAATCCATGACGATTTTTAGCATCCCATGCAGGGTTATGAGTAGCGTACATTAAACGCTTACCATTGGTTGCTTTCTTTTTGTTGGTTTGAGTTGTGATGATATCATTTTTATAATTGGCAAAGAGTACCATGTCCGCCCATTCTTTAATAAGTGGAGATGTTTGACTTCCCGTCTTTTTGCCAAGTTTCAATTCAAAGCGATCATAGGCGCCTAATTCATCTGGCTGTTCAAATTTACGAATTTGAGCATGAGCAGTAAGCACTACATTCATACCTGCATTGATAACTTCATCAAGTAGATTTAAGAAACGGCCCATTTCCTCACGGACAAATACATATCCGTTGCCATACCCAAAGTCTTCAATCCCCGATTTATTATGTTTAGCACAGATGTACTCAACACATAACTGTTCCGCCCAGTCAATCGTATCAATGACTAAGGTTCGATAAAAACCCGGCATTGTTGCAAATTCCTTTACAAAGGAAATTAGTATTTGCCACGATGTAGGCTTATCTGTGCGAGCCACATCTAAATGGTCTGTGCTGCCCTCTGTATCAATAAACACAGGTGATGGAAAGTGACTGGCAAAGGTTGTTTTACCAATGCCCTCAGTACCATACACAACGACCTTCTGAGCTCGTTTTCGTTTACCTGTCGTAATATTCATTAAAAATCACCCCATTCATTTTTAGTTTTATTAACTGGTGTTGCCACATTACTGTACTCTTCACCTTTGATGTGTCCATCTTCAATAATGATGGAGCATTCATCTTGGTTATTAGTAACACGAGTCGCAATGACTTGAAGGCCTTCCGATTCAAGCCAAGCCCCAAATTCTTTCATAGTGTCTACATCCATTTGTTCGAGTTTATCCATAAGTACAAATCCGCACTTAGGATTTAAGGCTCTAACAATGGCCGTAGCTACTTTGAGTTGTTCAGCACCGGACATGCAGTCCCATTGACGATCATTGTAGATAAGGACGCCATCTTGAATGGATAATCCTGATAATGGCATTTGTACAGATTCAAGCAGTTTATTTTTATCTTCCCTGATGGCTTCAAGTTCACCAGTCAAGTTATCATAATCTGCTTTATAATCAGCAGCTTCCTGTAATGCTCTTGCACGTTCTTGATTAGCACGTACCTTTTGATTAATGGCATCTACATTTTTGATTTGCTCCTCGAGTTCAGCCGTAGATTCATCCTCAAGGTCTTTAGCTGCCGTTGTTGCAATATCATAATCTTCAGCTAATTGCGCTTGCTTAGCTTGCAGATCTTCAAGCTTCTTTTGCGTTTCATCAACTAAGTTGTTGATGGTGACCATTTGAGCTTGAATAGCAGAAACATTGTTACGTTTCTTTTGGTTTTCCGCATTCTTTAATAAGATGGCTTGTTGTTGTTGGATAAGTTCCGATGCGCTAATCGGTTCAAGTGGCACATCATCATAACCAACTAACTCTTTAGCGTACTTATCTTTCTGAGTGGCAATTTGCCCTATAGAATGACGTTTTGCATATACCTCTTGGTGTTTACCTTCGAGTTTATTTAATTCGTCTTCTACGCCCAATAATTTCAAAAGTTCATTTGCTTTTTCCTTGTCACTCATTTCCATGAACTTAGGAAGATCTAAGGCTAATTGTCCAATGAATCCATCTAAAATACGTTGACCAGATTTTTTACCTTCTGGATCAACGACTTTTAATGTGCTGCTATTACCACTACGTGTAACAACTAACCCATTAGATAATTTCACTTCTAATTTAGGTGGGTTGTAGCTTCCATCACGTACCGCACTAGATGGTTCAAATTTTGCACCGCCTAATGTCCAAGCAATGGCATCAAGGATAGATGTTTTCCCCTGTCCATTCTTTCCACCAATAATGGTTAATCCATTAGGTGATGGTTCATAAGATACAGCTTTAACACGCTTTACATTTTCTAATTCAAAAGAATTAATTTTGATTGATTCTCCCATGCATTTGCTCCTTATTCTTGAGTACCAGACAATAATAAGTAATTGGTTAATTCAGATTTAATGGAATCTGTTTCAGATTTGATAGCATCTTTAATGTAACGATTCATGATTGGACAAGATAACTTGAATGATAATTTATCCCCTTCATCTTTAGGTTTAATGATGTCTAATTGCACTTCAATTTTTTGAGTAAATTGACTTTCATTAAGAATGACCATGTTTACAAAGACAAAGCGAGGCATCTTTAAAGTACCTTCAGCTTCTTTTACTTTGATGCTCATAACATAGTTATCATCATCAGTTCGAGTAAAATCGCCTTCCGTTTGTGTTACGTATTTGAAATTTCTAACAGCAATTAAAAGCTTTTCGTAATCTTCGATTTCATGTTCATGAATTCGGAGTAAATCAAGCATTTCTTTTTGCGTTAAACTTAGACCAAAGATGGAGTTCCATTCTTTAAACTGTTCACTTTTTTGAAATGCATATACAATTTTGTCTTGCGTACGATCTGTTACAGTGCAGTCTGTTACTGCTACAACATTTTTATCTGAATATGTAATAACAGATGTTTTAGGGTCCCCCTTAGCTTTTACACCTTTAACAAATGATTCAGCGCTACTAAGTTCATATCTAAATCCGTTATATTGAAATACGTCATTAGCTTCACCATGACGAATAATTACTTCACCATTTTCTGTTTGTACATTTAAGTTAAATTTTTCTTCCATTGTGTTAACCTCTCTTTTCAGTAGTTGAATTAAATGTTAGAACTTCTAATTGCGGCTTTTCGTTGACATCAACTTTTACTGTAAAGTCGTCCGCATAAGATCCGATAGCACGACGTGAGATAGCTGGTAATGTTGATTTAATATTGTAACCAAGTTCTACGATGGTATCAGTATCTGGAACTCGTAACATTTCAATATTGATGGTGATTTTAGCTTTCTGACCTTTTGAGATTTTTCGTAATGCATCTTTGTACATCTCCTCAAATTCAGCTTCTAGCTTTCCATCACAAATATTGGTTAGATTTAAGACTTGTTGTTTTTCATTCATTTATTTACTCCTTACTTTTTAAAATTTGAATGATGTCATAAAATGGATCTTTACTATCCATATCTTTATAATGTTCGTCAAAGATAATTTGCTTTTGATATGTTTGCATGGTTCTGATGCAAACTTGAAGATATAAAACTTTGTTATTATTTGGTACATTTTCTTTAACAAATCCAATTATTGAACCAAGAAGTACTGCTAATACTTCTTCATTATTTTCAAAACTGTCTTGGTTATAACTAATACCTATCTTTTTATCTGGATTAGCTTCATCAATTAAGATTTCAATGCGCTTCATTTGTCCTCCGTGTTATAATTTCTATAGGTGTTATTTACCTGCGCCCGTTTAGCTTGCCGGTTAACGGGCGTTTTCTTTTTCATATACATCGGCGCACACCCAAACAAGTCCGCCTGTAATGATTTGCAATAAGAATTGAACAAACCCAATTCTATCGATTTCTAGGCTTCCCATGGATCCAATAATCCATATGAAAGCCGCCCATTTTAAAGCAATAATCACAACTTCAACTCCCCTTCTACCATAACCAGTAAATCACTGGTTATTTTTCGTATACTCATTTTTAACTTTTCATTTTCTTGTAAAAGCTCATTACGCTCCTTTTCTAACTTTCTGTATTGTAGTGGACTGTATTCATCCACAATCCCTACTAGCGCCTCGACTTCTTTTTTATTGAAGCGGACGCCCGGAAGCCCTTTTACTTCACGTAGGATGCCACGTTCCCTAAGATTGTTGACGCTGCTTTCGCTGCATTGGAGCAATTCTGCAACGTCTTTAATCGTATAAACTATGGGTTCCATACTGGAATCCTTGATTCTACTTTTGCCATCCTATCTGCTTCACGACATTCTTTGATTTTGCCGTGGATGGACTTTCTACATAACTTACTTGTATGTCGTTTAGCAAAGTATTCTTTAATAATTTTTCTCCAATATTGTGCATACTCAGCATTTCGACCAGCCCAACCGAATGCAGTTGATGTGTTTCCATAGACCTTATTGGCTACTAATAGGTCTTTTTGATTTTGTACTAGCATGGTTCATCTCCTTTGTTATATTTTTTTTAATATTATTGATGTGATTTTAAATCACTATACTTTTTAAAAAAAATAGACTTAACCTCAAGGTTTGATAAATGTAAGATTTCTGTTAATTTTGCAATTTCAGATGCCGTAAATTCGGTTACTCCATTTATTTTATTGTATAGCGTGTATCTTGTAATATTAAGCTGATTTGCTATCCACGAGATACGAAATCCTTTTTCAATAATCACGTCTTTTAAACTCTTCATCTATTCACCCCCTTTTATAACGTGATTTTTAATCACACCTATAATATACCCTAAGGGTGATTATGTGTCAACAATAAATTACAAAAATGTTGATTTTTTTTCACATATATAATATATTTACTTTGTAAGGGGCATTAAAAAGAAAGGTAAAACCTATGAAACTATATGCCAATATCAAAGCTTTACGAGAAAAATTAGAACTATCACAAGAAGAATTAGCTCGTCAAGTAGGATATAAAGATAGAACAAGCATTGCTAAAATTGAAGCTGGGAAAATTGATATACCACAATCTAAAATTTATGCATTTGCAAAAGCCTTGCATGTTTCTCCAGAAGAGTTAATGGGCTTAAATAATGATTCATATTATATAGATCCTGAAGTAGCGGAATACGCCAATAAATTAAAGGATAATCCAGACATGCGATTGTTGTTTGATGCAGCTGAAGACATGTCAAAAGATGATATTGATTTTGTAGTTAATTTAATTGAGGGATTAAAGAAACGTGAGGGAAAGTAGAATGAAGAAGTTATTAATATTAATCTGTATATTATTTATTCCTTTATCATGCAATGCAATTTCTTTAAATGAATTGCGTAACAATCCAAATCAATACACATTAGTGTATTCTGACCAAATGCATGAAGCGTATGTTGATAATTCAACGATTGTTGTATCAAGATATAATCCGCCATATTATGCTATTAACGCTACTGTATATTCTATATGGTACGATGAAAACAGTATTGTAGAAGCAAATCAGACTTCTTTTTTTAATTACGATAGAAGTTTAAAAACATTAGCACTTAAATTTGAAGAAGTTAATGATTTAGCAAGGGAATTTACAAATGATAATGGGGTAAAGTTTAAAATAAATACTTTAATTCGGTATGATTTAAATGGAAATAAGATTTCCTCTATAGATTCTTTCAAATTTGGGAAATCACCTTCTGGTAAAGCTCCTGCATATTCTCCGAGTTATGAAGTTGCAATGTATATATTTCATAAATCATATAATATGTATTTTAACGAACCTTTATCTAATTAATTCTATCAGGGGAGAGTGTTGTTATGTCTATTAACTTGATCTATACGCAATTAAAGAAAACACAAACAGCAGTAGTACGTCTTAATGAAGATGGCAGTCATTCAATACTGGTTAATTTAAATAAGCCATTAGATGCTCAACGAGTTAGTGTACTACACGAATTAGGACATATTAAACACGATGACTTTCATTCTAAAGAACATATCAATTTGATAGAACGGATCGCTCATGATAGAGAATTAGATGAAGATATCGATGAGGAATTCTTTTATCACGTGGTCAATAGTAAGGATGTGTAACCATGCAATACAACTTTACCATTCGTAAAAAAGACAAAGGTTACCAAATAATTGTCAGCTATAAAGACGGTATAAAATGGAAACAAAAGTCTAAGCAGGGCTTTCCTACTCAGAGAGAGGCAAAGCTCTATGGACAACAAATTGTCGATAACCTAAAAAAGACTGTCACCAATCCTCTTGATGACAGTCTTAAAAATATTACATTTATTGAATTGTGTGAATTGTATATGCGGGAAAAGATTGGTATATCAGAAAATACAAAATTAGTATATCAATATATCATTAAAAATCTATCTGTATTGCATCAAAAACGTGTTAGAGATATATCACATCAAATGATATTTAAAACGCTCTCTGACATTAAATTTGCCAATCGTACAAAGAATATGCATATTACCTTCCTAAAGTCTGTTTTTAATTTCGCTATTAAACCATATCGAATTATACAATCTAACCCGGTAGCAGAAATTAAACGGTTCACAACCAAAACATATAAGTCATTAACAACTTTTACCATGGATGAAATGGATCTATTGTTAAATACATATATAGACAATAAAAAGCTATATACCCTACTATGCATTGCTCGATATACAGGGGCTAGATATGGCGAAATTTTAGCCCTAACGTGGCTTGATATAGACTTGGCTTATAATACCATTCGAATAAACAAACAATGGTCTAGGACGTCAAATAACGCATTCGGAGTAAAGGAACCGAAAACAAGAAATAGTATTCGAACTCTTCCTATCCCTCCCATTCTATCCAATATATTATTAGAGTATAAATCAATTTCTAATACCGAGCGATTATTTAATATTAATACTAGCAGTACTGGTAATGTGAATTATGCTATTAGAACGGTAGTTCCCAATAAAACCATCCATGTATTTCGTCACACCTATGCAACAACACTTCTTGCAAATGGTGTTGACATTAAAACAGTAGCAAGTTTACTCGGCGACAATATCAATACTGTAATGAATGTCTACGTCCACTATTCAGATGAGATGCGCAAGAACGCTGCACAGGATGTATCAAAAATTTTTGGATAA